TAACTTCAGCGCCCATTCCTGCTAGTTTCTGAGCAGGGAAAGATTCAGCCATCATATTGATGGCCCCCACTAAGTTGTCTGTGCTGATTTGAAATTCAGCCCCCATCTCAACCATGTCACTAGCCAGCTTATTAGTAGCTTCACGACTGAGACCCATAGTCTGCTCCATGCTAGCAAAAGCAGCAGCGGTCTTCGCTGAGGCTGTTCCTGTGAGTCTTTGCTGGTTGATTAACCTTGCGATTCCTGCGGTGTTCCCCTGTAAACCTGCTTCCATGCCAGCAATCGCTCCAGCGAATCTCTCATTCAGGTCGCCTCGAAGACCTTCCATGGTCCCGCCAAGCTCGGCATTAGCTGTCTCAAAAGACATCCCAAGTGCTAACGAAGCTTTTTCAGCTTGCATTGCAAATGAGAAGGCTGACTCAATAGTATTCTTCAAGCCATCCATGGCTTTTGTCAGCCCTGTTATTGCTACATCAGTTATCATTATTCGACCTCATTTGGGGGTACTTTACTGATTCTGTGAAGAGGTCCGAAGATATTAGACATAATGTATGTTCGGTATCCGTCCTCAGGGAGTTCGCTATTGTTATATAGCGTTTCAAGAGATTCTGGGGAATAAGAGCCGTCTGGTGGAACTTTGAACCCTGTCAGAAGCTGATTACCTGTCTTAGCGTCCTTTGTAACTGGCTCAGTCAGGAGAAAGATCCTATACCCTCTACTACCCTTTCCTGTTCCTAACTTATACCTAAAAAACAAGATATCCCCTGGAGAACCGCATGAGTCGCTCTTAGGGACTATAGCTATCCTCAGATCGTCATTGGCTCCAACCTGCACAAGAAAACTCTTGATTTCTTTTGAAAATTTTGGCATGTCTCTATATTATATATAAACACTATTGAACCATGAGTTATAACCTTGATGTAGATATTATTGATTTTCTTGATCTTATAAATGAGACACTTAGTTACTCCTTTGTAGAAAGATGGAGACATAAGTATAGTGAGAAGTTTATTAAGCACTTTCAGTTTAAGATTCTTGATGCTATGAACAAACAGAAGCCCATCAAGGCTGAAATGCTGTATAACTACTTGACCAAGAAATGTAAGTATTCACATGATCAAGTACAAAACTTCTTTGTCTCTGTAGAGATTGATATCTACGCACCGTTCATTTACGGTTCTTATCCGAAGACTTCTTAGCCTTTAGCTCGTCAATCTTGCTCTGAACTTCATGCATGGTGCAGAACTCTGGGCAAGCACTCTTGTAGGCGCACCAGTTACAGAAGTCGTTCCTGTTAGGCTTCATATCGTCCTTCTTGCTCTTGCGGATCTTCCAGACCTCATCTACAATCTTACGGGCATGGGCCGCAATCTGAGGAACAGAGTATTGGACATGCACGAAATTGTTAGTGAGTGGGTAGTAGTGAGCCGCCACAATGCTTGACACGGGCACATCGTAGAGCTTGCTGATCGCGTACACATACCCCTTGAGTTGGGAGTCTTGGTAAAGCTCGACCTTACTTTTTTCACGCTTGGAAGTCTTGTAGTCGATGACTAGATAGCCTCCATCCTTGCCCTTGATCACGCGGTCGATTACTCCATTAAGAGTAATGTCGTCCTTGACTGGGACTTCAAACACAAGCTCACAGGCTACGGTGCCTTCTAGTTGTTCGTTGAACTTGAGAAAATTCTGGATACACTTTAAATCCTTGCCATCGTACTTCTCTGATACTTTGTATGTGCCCTTCACCTCTTCAGCGATCTGGACAAGCTCATCCTCGGTCTTGGCGTTCACGCCATCTTCTAGGATCTTGTGGATATATGATCCAAAGTGAAGAGCGTCTGTGTTGGACTCTTCTGGCTCAGGCAGTCGATCAACATACCGATAGCGATATTTCAGTTTGCACTGCTTGAAAGTTTGATACTTAGATTCGGAAATAGTTTTTATGTACATTATAGCACCTCAGTTTATTAGAGACTACATCACCCAAAACTTCGCTGATAAAGGCAAGTTATCCTCTACGGGTAGGGAGTTCATCATGGAGTCTATCTTCGTCCAGAATGATTGGAAGAAGCACATGAGCGTCAATGTAGATAGTGGACTTTGGCAGTGCTTCAAGACGGGGCGATCAGGTAATTTTGTGCGCCTGTACGCCGAGATTGAAGAGATTCCCTACTTTCGTGCCTACAGGGACTTGATGATCAGGAACTTCGAGTTCCTGGGTGAGGACATTCCTGAGCAGATCAAGGAGGAGCGCCAGCTAGAGCTTGATACCAGTAAGCTTGTTCCTCTCAACATCGAGTCTGGGTTTTCTGATGATCCTAGCGTGCTCGCTGCGTGGAGCCTTCTCTTCGAGCGCAAGCTCTTCACAGAGGACGATGCACCCGAAGCAGAATACTACCTCTGCCAAGAGGGGAAGTTCGCCAACAGGATCATCGTGCCATTCAAGAAGGAGGGTATTGTGTACTATTTTCAGGGACGAGCCATGGGTGATCAGCAGCCCAAGTACCTCAACCCCTCTACGGAGATCGCTCCTAATCCTTCTGATATTCTGTATCCCTACGACGAGGAAGCAGATCACCTCGTAGTCTGTGAGGGACCTCTTGATGCTAAGTCTCTTCAGCTTCAAGGTGTCAACGCTACTGCAACCATGAAGAACTACATCAGCCCACGCCAAGCTGAAATCCTATCTACATTCGGCGGTCGAGTTATTATCGGATTCGACAACGATGATGCAGGGCTGCGCGGTTGTCAGCGTTTCGACCAGCTACGCCGTGAGCGTCTGATGGAGGACTTTTGGGTGTGTTCACCTCCTAGTGGCTGCAAGGACTGGAACGAGGCTCATATAAAAGGAGAAGACCTTCCCGCATGGGTGGCGCGAGAAAGTCTTCTCTATAACTTTGAATACAAAATGCTAAATGAGATTAGCTCACTGTGAAGTAGTAGGGTGGTGAGATAATAGTCTCGTTAAGCAGCGTGTACTTCACTACCGCTCGATAAGTTCCAGTGAGTCCCCCGAAGTCTGCGACTCTGGGGTGTGTGGCTAGGGTTGTGGTATCAAACTTGAAGATCATGGTGTTATCGCTAGTAACATCCATGGTCGAGCTTGTATCAGAGAAACCAGAAACAACCACTGTAGCTGGCAGTGTGGTTGAATCCTCGTTCACCTTCTCAAGCTGCATCATGGCGCTAGTGATGGCTGAGTCTTTGAATATGTTCTTTACGCTTTGATCAATATCTTTATTTTGAATAGTGATATCGGTAGTGACCTTCAGATTCTCAATAGAGCTTAGAGTTAGATGCTTATTAATTAGTTTGTTTCTTGTGGCTAGTAGGAGTGGCTGGGTGATAGTGAAGAATGTATCATCGTAAAGATGAAAATCATTAATCAAAGTCTGATAATCAGAGCCAGTACCGAACTGGATAGTCCAGCAATCAATATAGTCGTTTACAGCGGAGGCTGAGTTTTCCACGGTTAGAGAGGACCCGTGGAAATCATAAATTCCTGAGGTTGTTTGTGTGCCATCAAGAACAACCATGTACTCTCCCTGACTGACACGATAGACTCCACTAGTAGACCGTATATCAGTCCCAGGAGTATATCCGCTGGGGTCCTGACCTGCGGTTCCGCCATCATCTCCTGAGGGGGTAAAATGCATCAGGATGATGTCGGAGGGAATCGAGCTTGTTAGAAGGTTGTCGGTTCCTAGAACAGTGCTTGGAGAAAAGTTAGATGCTTTTTGAAATACTGTAACTCCACTGATATCAGCAGGATCATAGTATTCTCCATCATTAATAAAGAATGCTCTTAGTGCGACCTTCTGAATTACAGTTGGTCTATTGTGCCTGTCAATTACTTGTGTTCCGTTTAATTGCATCGCTCTCCCTCTCCAAGTCCTCTCTAAGGAGCTTAAGGAATATAGTTCTCTCTGTACGGGTCATCTCTTTTACATCAGAATATGTAAAACGAGCCCGTTTCACAAGTATATAGGCTTCTAGAAGAAGATTGTCTACATCAATTACTTCTTCTAGTTCACATCGAAAAAATTTGAGTCTATTGGTAGGTCTACGACCGTCACCCCTCCGCAACTATTGCACTCAAATTTAACTTTAGTATCAACACCATAATCAGTCTTGATTGCCTTCAGAACTGTTCTGACATCCTTGAGAGGTAGCTTATCCACAACAGCGGCAATGATAGATTTATCTGTGTGACCGTCAATCTCAGATACAAATCTCCAGATCTGGTTTAGGGCCTCCTCTGAGTCCATCAAAACTCTTTCATCTCTGACCCTGGGGAGTCTTATCTTAGCTTCCTTTTTGATTACAGGGAGAGTCACCGTGATTGGGTCTTGGAAATCGTCAGGGACAGGGTTTATATTAAGTTGAGATAACTTAACAGTGGTGGGGTTCTCTGCCTTACAGTGAGAGCAAACTAGAAGAGTATTATAGTCATCACCATATGAGATCTCACGCAGTTTCATGATAAGGTAAAGCTTATCCATAGAAAGGAGGTCTGCAATCTTGATATTTGTAGTGCAACGCTGAAGAACAAGATTAACTGGATCTTGATCTTTGCTTGCGCTAACTAGAGCCTTCTCGTCCTCGAAGGTCATAGGACGGACAGTGATTGGTGCGCCTGGATCTTCCAAGTTATAGACTCTGCACTCAGAGGGTAGTTCGACCTCAACTGCTGTATCAGTAGGCAGTTCCTTTAAGATTTCATCAATGATTGCCTGTTTTCCTTCGGCATTTTGTGGTGCATTTAACATATTTCAACTCCTTTGGGTATAATCCCTATTCTATAATAGTGTGATGAAGATCCATGTCGATAACCTAAATTCTCGTATAGAAACCGACAATCCTGAGCTTCTCAAAGCACTCTACGAGCTTTACTCATTCAATGTCCCAGGTGCGCGGTATTCCCCCGCGTACAAGCGCAGACAGTGGGATGGTAAAACTCACTTCTTAACCAAGTCTGGTGTTTTTAAGACTGGCCTATTATCTAGGCTTCTTGCGGATCTAAAGAAGATTGATTGTACGCCAGAGATAGTTCAAGACATTAGGATGCCCGATCTTGAGCATTCAGACTACGAGATCCCAGGATTTACATATTATGATTATCAGGAAGAACTGATCACTCAGGGACTAGATAAGATGAGGGGCATCATCAAGTCTCCGACTGGTTCAGGTAAAACTTTGATCATGGCTGGTCTGATCAAGGCGTTGGAAGGCAAGAAGATGGTCATTCTTTTCAATGCAAAACAACTGCTAACGCAGACATATGATTTTCTTACTGAAGCTTGCGGCATGGATAATGTTGGTCTTTGTTTTGGTGAGGGTTATATTTACGGCGATATCATGCTTTGTACTGTTCAGTCTATTGAACGAATACTTGACACCCATCTCGAAGAAGCCGAAGTCCTCATGGTGGACGAGTGCCATGAGTTCTCTAATGGCAAAACGACACTAGCTGCTCTCAGAAGCTTCCCTAAGGCCGTGTACCGCCTCGGCTTCACCGCTACGCCTCCTAGCGAGGATATCCCCCGTTACAACCTAGAAGGCGCTCTAGGGGGCGTTATACAGAGCGTAGGGACAGCCGACCTTGTAGACGAAGGCAAGCTCACCAAACCCATAATTCAGCTAATAGATAGACCTTACGAGGCCAGCGGTCTGGAC